GTCCTGAAGGTGCCAGAGAAAACTGGACTTACCCTTCATATTAATCCTACCGCCAGCGCCACACGAGCATGCTCGTGCGACGCTTCGTATACCGACTGACGGAAAAGGGACCGGTCGAATAATCGTGCCGGAACCGTTTCGAGTCATGATCTGAAGTATCATCAAGGTAATTAGAACTACCCTCAGAAAAATATCTGAGGAGCTTTAACCATCCTTCAAGATGATAAGTTTCGGATTTCGAAGTTAAAACGCGGACACGCTGCTCCACTCGTTGGAGTTTAGCATTGTACCGTTTTTTAGGCTTCGATAGCTCGTCCGATGTTGAGCGAAGTGAAGGCACCCCATCATTGGGATGCTCCACCGGGATGTTGCCATAAACAGCAACTAACCGAGATACTATATAATAGTATGTCGCGTAACACTGCCTATCGTAGAATGAATTAGCGTAGCTAATCCAGGCTGCGTAGGCCTCAGGGTGGGGGGATTCCTTCCAGACTGTCCTAAGATGGACAGGAGTGACGTCGATGCCGTTGAAGGCGTCGAGGCCACAGGACTCGCGAAAGCGGCCTCTGGTGCAACTCTTGTGACGGTTTACTTTTAAACCGAACCACTCGAGTATGGTCGTTGCGCTCTCAGCGTAAGCTGATTTGACAACGACATCGTCCCCGTATACCAGTATACTCTCTCGAGTATCTGCGTCGTACGTCCCAGCGTGAAGCAATGACCAAACGCACAATGCTAAAATGGGAAAGCATAAAGCTGAACCCATCGGAGCATACTTGCGCAAAGTCAGAACACTTCCGTCCGGAAGCACAGTAGAACCAGATCTGCAGGCTTCAAGGAATGGCAAAAGCCGTTCCGGGAAGAGCAGGCGAACCAGATCAACGTGAATTCGATCACTGGCCTCTTTTAGGTCAAGAGTGGAATAATTCCACTTGTGATCGTCCATCCAGTACTTAGAGCCAAGATAAGCTCCTCGTGTGTTTGGACGTTGATCTGTAAAGAACACATTGAATCGTGAGATCCAATTGCTCTCTACGTGCTTAACTATGGCCTTACCTAACCCTTGCTGAACCCATTGAAAATCAACAGGTTCGCTGGAAATTAGGCGAGGCCCGCGTGAATCCTTCGGAACTAAAATAACTTTAGCTGGAAGGGACTCATCTGTGATAAGTGAAAACTTATCATAGGAATCACAAACATGACCCTTAGATGCGCAAAAATACGCATCGAAAGGATACTGTGATGTGATACGATCAGACACATTTGTGAATCGGAACTTCTCCCAGAGACGTTGCTTAGTTGCAACAGATCCAGGTCCGTGCCGAGGACAAATGTTAGTAGGATCAAAGTCAGAGAAGAGCTTTTCGAGCAATTCTCTGGCTCCGCGAACTATCTCGAGGCGCATCGTCATAGGTGTGGGCGGAAGATAACAATCTTCCGTACTACGCAGAGGACGTGCGCGACGTGATAAGTAATCAGGATACGATTCTCGCATTTCTGCGAAGAGAGGATCCAGGTTAAGAAGATCTTGTTCAGTGACTTTAAAATCACTGATGACCTTCGATTCTTGTGATTCGGTAAAGGGCAGCTTATGCTTATAAAAAGGCATAAGTATAGTCCTAAACCACTTAACGCAGTTTGCGTCGGGATCGGGAAGGAGATAACCGTCTTCGGAGAATACACGTCTGAAAAGCTCACCGAGAAATCTCGGAAGCTTAGTTCCTTTTATGGATGAAAATCCAATGGAGGAAGGGTTCAGACTGCACGATCCAGCAAGCGCCTGATCAAGGTGTTTGCAAAGACGGGGTAGGGTTTTCGTGAGAAAACCGACTCCTTCAAGACTGTATCTACGCCTGGCGACTTGCGTCGTCTGACGTAGAGCAGTTGTGTCGAACACAACCCCGAGACGCTGATGAGCGTCACGGAGAAGTGCGGCGGTAAGTTGAAACTTATCTAAGCTCTTATTGGGGTCCATAAGGATTCCCTCTTAGAGCATGTCCGTACCTCTCCGCTATCCAACGAAAGACATGCAATGAATAGTATTGAAACAACACTACGCAGTACACGCCATATGCTCATTATACAGCCGAATGCGCCAGACGAAACGGGGACGATCGAAATCGTCTTTCCGTCCGAATGGCAAACTCAGAAGATAATGGCATGGTGGAATTCTCTACGGCTCGGAGCTCAAATAAGCTTCGAGTTGAGAGATTACGCTCCTGATACGATACTTCCTAATGAAGTAGTCGCCGGAAGAGTCTTCTGGACTCCTCCGTTAAAGGGCGTAGATGCAGACGCAAGTAGCGCCTGTTCCCGAGGTGTACGACAAGGTTAATACCTTGTAGTAGCAGAACGAGAACGAGCACAAGAACACTATTACAGTGCTCCATAGGACTAGAGAGTCCCATTTACCAACGCATCTGCACCGTAACCGGTGCAGTCGTACAAGATAGTCGTCGAGGCGCCAAGTGACGCCATAAACGATATCAAGTTCGCCAACGCATTCTTAACCTCCGTAGTGGAGGTCAGATTGCCCACTGGGATGTCGCTCACCTGATAATGGGTGATGCGAACCATCTTCGTGGTATCGACCTGTCCCGGGATGGTTTTATCCACCCTGGCGACAGAACGTCGACGTTTGGCAGTTCCGACTCCGCTCTCTTGATGAGAGACAGTGAGTCGATGCGGCTGCGAGTACACTTCGCCAGACTTGGCAAAGATACGGGTACGGCCGTCGGTGGATAACTGAAGAAATTCTTCTTCAGTACCAGCGGCGTTCTTTACTTCGTTCGTTGTTAGGTTTGCAGGTAATGACATGCAGTTTCTTTGACCACTGAAAACGAGCAGTGGCAACTCGAGATGCGTTAACCTCGCATCCGGAGGTTTGAGCGTCTACGCCGCGTAATTGCGAGCGCAACGCCCAGACTTAACTCTTTCGAGTTAAGGCTGCCCGAAAATAACGGGTCAGAGAATGACGGAATCTTAACGTCGCGACGATAAGTCGTTTCGTTGAGGTCCGGCATGTACACTCTTGCGAAAGAATCACCCCACGTAGGCACGGCCCCGCAATCTATATAGAGGCGGGTACGGCGCGTGTTGAGGTTCGACCACAAGAATCGTTCTATACTAATCCCAGGTTCCATATTAAGTGTTTTGCGGTCACCAAGCCATCGGCTAACGCCGACGACCCAATCGACCACAAAGGACCAGGGTATCGCATTCCAGATAATGGCGGGATTCAAGTTGACTCCCATCAAGTCTAGGAAGGATAGCACACGAGCATGCTCGTTCTGGTATTGAGTAAAGTAATAACGATACTCAATCTCAGCATGGAATTGAGAAGGAAACACTTCTACTTCTCGAGTTGCTTTCACTTGACTCCCGTACGCCCTATAGCATCCAGTCTTTCCGACAGGGATTTGACTCCCTGCGAATTGATTGAGATCTAAGGAATACGTGCGGGAAGTGGTAGCAGCACCGAGAGAAGTGGGCAGATAAGCGAAATTAAAATGTCGCTTCTGCAACCTTCCCTGACGCTGGTAGAGGTCTTTAAGACGTCTTTCCAGGGTGACAAGGGCATCATAGATGCCTTTTATGTCAGATAACAACGGCAGGACGTTGAACTCCGCTTGGAGATAGGCGTCCGCCGGTGCACGGAATAACTCTCGGAGGGTGAGACCTTCAGCTCCTGAAAAGGAACTGCGGACTCTCCTCAAAGCGCCCGACAACTTATACAGACGAGTATACGCGCTCTCATTATGACCAATTCTGTGGATTAACCACATGTTGGAAATGAGAGTTGGTAAGTCGCGAGTATAAGAAGCTAGGTGCCCGAAAGTTCGTTTCAGAGAAACTAAATCTTTTAGCTCGATAATCGAGTTAACAAGAGATAGATTGGCCTTAATATCTGGTAACATCACGCTCAACGCGCGACCCACCAGAGAACGAAGGTCAAGCGGAACGTCCACGAAGGACTTGTCCGCCTGCTCTGATAACATAGACGGTAAACCAGCAATGTGTTCGCCGTATTTTCCGAACTGAGAACGAAAGATATTGCTATCAACGGTTAGAAGCCGGTGAGCAGCAGTACCTTTATTACGGTAGCCGCCAATGGCGGTCAACGACATAGTATTCCAAGGTACCTCACGAGGGTTCTCGTTTTCCAATGACGTATCCATCCAGCGCATATAGTGCTGGCAAGGATGCCATTGGGAGCGATAGTTCTCGTTATAAGGTAACCAGTCAAACGGGCGATTGTCATCCCACCAAAACCGCTCTAGCTTACGTACATACGTAGGCGTGGAGTAGGGGATGGTAATGTCAGTCGCGAACGGAGGATTCCAATTTGGTGGCGTACCCTTATAGGATACGACAACAGTGGAATCTTCCGAATTGACGTCGAAACTACGTTCTCTGTAATGTTGCATAGAACTCTGATGTAACTTCACCAGAATAGTACTGCTCTTCGACGAATTCAGGACTCTTTTCTAAGGAGTCTTCATCTCATCAGCAATAAGGGTCTTTCGACACCTAGGTGCCGCCGCGAGGCG